CTTGATCTTGGAACATATCCTATATTTCTAGCTAAAGAAACTACGTTCTCTCGTACTGTTGCAGAATCTAGAAAAACTTCATTTACAGATAAATTAGTATTAAATGCATTGATGTACGTATTATATGCAAGTACATCAATTAATACTGAAAAATTAGATCCTTCAAAATCAAAATCTGTAAAGTTTGAATTTGCCCGAAGGTAATCTTTGATCGAAGTTTTTATTTGATCAAAATCTAGATTTGTATAATTTGTAAAAGGCATTTTATCTCGTTGCCTCTAGAATAAATGTAAACTCTTGTGTTGGAAAGTCCTGCCCAATAATATTAAAAATTACTTCAACTTCAAGAGTATTATCATCATAAAGTGGGTTCACACTAACTCTTATATTTTCAACTCTCGATTCATAGTTTTTAATCGCTGTAATGATTTGATCTTCAATAATTGCAATTGTTGCATAATCAACAGTCGCAAATAGTGAAGATCTTACATCACTACCAAAATTTGGATTAAAAAACCTTTCTGTAGGAATAGTTTCTACAATATTTCGAACAGAACGAATGATTGCCCGTTCATTTTTCAAAATGGGCAAATCTTTAGTAATAGGATGAGGTTCAAATGATAAACTAATGTCTTTGAATGTTCTCGATACCCTTTTGATTGCCATTGGAAAGGACTTTTTTCTGCATTTATTTATGAGTCTTACCAGGAAACCCCATAATTTGGTTCCGTTCCATACGACCAGTCATCATAATCGTCATCATTTCTTATTTTTTGATGCAATTCTGACTGTATTTTAAGATTATGCGGTTGTTTTTCTAATTCTTCGGTTGTAAATTCTTCTGGATCATTGGATTGTTGCGGAAGTGACCAATAATCAGTGATTAATTTGGTTGTTCCCCACATTTCGTACATGTAATTGACATCCCTGTCTACTTGTTTGTAGTACATTTTGCTCCTGTTTGGTCTTTTTTGACAAAACAGAACTTTTTAAGGGGTTTCTATCCCTAAATTGTATTTATTTTTAGTAAAAAGGCGGGTATAAACCCGCCCGTGCAGTATTAATTAACCTTTACCTTGACCACGGTACTTCTTTCGTGCTTTATTGCGAGAAGATGCGGCATATTTGGTGTTCATGCCACAGCCTTGACGAGATTTTTTGGGTGCGCCCTTGACATACCCACCACCTTTACGCATTGCCATAAGAATTAATCTCCTTGAGTGATTTTAAAAGTGACTTTCCCAGGTTTAGAACCCTGGGATTCATAGTATTCTATCGCAAAATCTTGCATCAGATCAAAATATTCATCTTCTGTAAGATTTTTGTGGGTTTCAACACCATCGACATAAACGGTGTAAAATTCCTCTTTGCTCATAAGACTCAGATGATACGAGTTTTTTCGTGACCAACTCTGATACGAGGATCACACCAGATCTCAAAACCTGCTTCCTTGGCATCGAGACAGAATGAAACGTCCTCACCACACATGTCTTGAACTTCACCAGACTCAAAGACTTGCATTTTTGGTGCAAACCATGGATACTTCATCTCAGAGTGCTCAAAGACTCCGTTCTTAATCAGAAGCCATCCGAATCCAGTATAATCAACTGTAAATGGTTTACGACGCTTTGAAATACTGTCAACCGTTTCGTGATTCATTACACCACCATTATTACGGAAGTCGTCTTCTTCTAACCAGTGTGCAACGGATGTTGTTGATCCATCTTCTGTGGCATACCAACCACCTGCAATATCCTTATCCAAAAGAATAAGTTGCCAAAACTTTTCTGAATTGAAAACAATATCACTATCAATCCATAGTTGATAGTCGTAATTTAAACGTCCGTTCCATGGTTTTTGATCTGGACCACGTAGAACATTTGCACCGAGGCACTTGCAACGTGCAAAGTTTACCATTGAACTGTAATCTTGACTAATCTGAATACTTGCTCCAGACTGTACAAGATCAAAACAAAGTTGAACAAAATTCTTTAAGTAAGTATATGAAACTCCTCTACCAGGTAGACAAAATACAATTGTCTTTCCCCTTACCATTTCTTTTGCAAGATTATAATCCCACTCTTCCTCAGTCTTCTGTGGAAGAGGTGCTTTCGCTTTTACAGTGAATCCTTTTGCCATAATCGAATGATTTTTACTTCAGTATCATACCACTTATATAGTGGTTAGTCAATCAGTGTGATGAGTCGAGCATTGCATTCCTTGAGTAGTTGAGTTCCTCATAACTCAGGTCATCAATCGTGTACTCGGTTTTCATGAGAACTATCATTCCCTTGGCAGTCTCCCAAGCCTTTGAAAATTCTTCTTCTGTTAATCCATAATGTAAACATTTATCTTTTAAATAAATGTGATACATAGTGCCCATTACTTCATTCATCTTGAACCTCTTTTAATAACAATTCGTCGCCATCAATGACCCATTTAACCTCAGTACCTTCATACCATCCAAGATCATTGATGATCCACTCAGGTATTGTAACATAATATTCGTCTGTTGCTGGATCAACCTCTACGGTCACAAAATTTTTGTCCGGATTTTTTTGCATATTGTTTGATTCTTTCTTTGAATTATATATCAATTTCGATTCTTGTGGGAGAATCCTTTGAGTCTTGTATCTTATGGGCGTCCGTAACACTTTGTAGACTACAGGGACCCATTGATTTTAGTTAGGGGGGGGGCCATGACCCTCGGTGGGGCGGGGGGGCGACCCATAAGGACTGCCAATCACGAACCCGCAACTGATCAGCACTGCTAATGTTACGAAATTGAAATAGTATGAAATAAGGGCAGCGATTGCTGCCCCTAAGTGTAATTAACCTAGCGTAATCCTAGGTGTTTCGCTACAACGTAGGGCATTAAAGTAACCTCCACGCCATAATCGAACTCCTCAGACTCTGCAGGGAAAAATGTAACGTACCATCCGCCAGTTCCTGTTATCGTAGGCATCTCACCGTTAAGTTCACATTTCGCAGCATAATTGTAGGCAATTGTTCTAATGTATGCTGCCTTACTTTCCGCGTTAGGTGAACCGTTGCGGTTAATTTCCATCAACACGTTGACTGTATCTTCCAGTCCAGAGTATTCCCAACGGATGCGAATTTGCTTGGAAAGTGTAGTGGTCATGGCGAAAGTTGCAATGGTAAAGTGGAAAGAATGGGGGCGAAAGTTGCCCCCGAAAGTGTCAGGGAAGGATGCGAACTTTGATCTGATTTTTATGCTCTAGCGCACCGTTAGAGTTTAAGATACCAACGCTGAGGCATTTGTTGTACAAACCAGCGTAGAGTTTGCCTACGCTAAGACCGAAAATCTCATCCCATTCTGCACACTTAGGGTTGAAATTAAAGTAGAAGAATTTAGAAAATTGCAGAGGTGTGGTGATGCGCATGGCGTGAAAGTGTAGGGTGAAAGGTGAAAGAAAGGGGGCAGGATTGCCCCCGTTAAGTGTCACTTGATAATGACGTAATCCGCGCCCTGCTTTTCAGTGCAACGTCCTGTGCGGACGCCGCGCTCTTTAATCAGGGAGATCTCAGCGGCGAGCGCTTTATCGGTCACAGAGACGGTCCGCTTGCCCTTGCAGACGGTCACCTTGCCCGCTTCGCTCTCAAAGGTCGCAAGGTTGCTCTCCACCATCAGGGAGAGAATCTCAGCGCGAATCGTCGCCAGATACTGCGCGGCGTCATCCGCCGCACGCTTGGCGATTTTTGCCTCAGCGACGCGGCGGTCGATGCGAACGTCGAAAGACTCTGTGTCGAAAACAAGGTCAGCGATTGCGTCGATCGCATCAACAGTCTGGGTGAGAGACGCGGCGTAGTGGGCGGCGGCGGTGGTGCTGGTGGTCATGTCGGTGTGGTGATTAACGACAGAGTTAATCTACACGGCAGGTCCCGATCCCGCAAGGTCCAAACGGTATCAACCGCTACAAAAAACCAAACTCATCCCATCAGCAACGCTAATCAATCAATCCGTCAAACGGTAGCAACGGATACAGAACCACAGACCGACCCTACCTACGCTGGAGGGCGGGAGGAGAGGGAATCCTCGCAGAGTTTGTATAAAGAATAAAGAATCAATCAGAATTGCAAAGTATAAAGATAAAATAGAGATCGTTAAGTATAAAGAATAAAGAATCAATCAGAATTGCAAAGTATAAAGAATAAAGAATCAATCAGAATTGCAAAGTATAAAGATCAAATAGAAATCGTTAAGTATAAAGAATCAATCAGAATTGCAAAGTATAAAGAATCAATCAGAATTGCAAAGTATAAAGAATTAGACAGGGATGAATGTAAAGAATAAACCACACCACTGACCGATAGTTTACATTCAACCCTGAGTAATTCTTTATACTCAGTGGTAAGTATAAAGAATAAAGAATTATTTCTTCTTTCTTTTATTCTTTGCTGCACCTTTCTTAGGTGTTAAAATGTTCTTAAACCTTTTATCAGGGCGTGATTTGCCACCCTTGTGGATCCAGCGTCCCATTATACAAACCTCGCAGGAGAACCACAAGACTGATAGAATGAAATCATTCTTTCTGCCTCTTCTTTTGTGGCGAATGATTGTGTTCTCCATTCGCAATTATTGTATGGTATTTGATATGTAATTGTGAAACCAATTGAATTGATTTGTTGTTGATTGTTCATTGTTTTGAATGTGCTTGTGTGTACTAGTCGAGATTTGAAGATTAACGGTCAAAGATCTCAGGGAAGGCATCATAAAGACGCTTTTGATTTCTGCCATCGGCACGGTGCCAAGCAGCAACGATCCTTTGAGCGAATCCGCCATGCTCGCCGCGCTCGGTGGCGTCGATTAATTCCCAAACGTCACGATCGCCATTGGCACGTTTGGCGTCCCAGACTGCCCAAGAGAGGTGGGAGGTTGCGTTGATCATTGTCAGTGGTAGTTGACTTCTGAATTTTACAGGAGAGAAAAGGGCACCCGTGAGTCAGATGCCCGATCGTTACATTCAGTAACCTAACCAGACCAGGAACTCACCCGTGTCTACGGGTCCGAAGTGGGCAGTGGTTCCATAGTCTGTGCGGAAGTCATCCCATAGACCGTGGTCCTTTGCTGCTTGGCAAGCAGTGCTCCAACGGATCGTGCCATTGGCAGGATCGGTGCAGTTCCAGAGAATCTCAGGGAAGGTGGGGAAGGTCATGAGGTGTGGTGATGAACTCTCTTATTGTATAGGGAGAACCCTCAAAGGGTCAATGCCACTCAAACAGTTGAGGATCTGGCACAGTCGCACTGGCAGTATCTTGAGAATCGGGCATGAGACCCACCCTGCGTGGTACAGTATTAAGGAAATCTGAAAGAGGTTCCCATCGCCACAGTCCAGACCCGAGACCACAATTTGTTACAGTGTCCAGACGTTCCCAAATCACCGAGACAGAACCATGCTCATCCCAAACAAAGCGATAGGTAGACATTGGCGGTTGATCCGTTGCCCACCCAGCATGGCGGATCTGCGCGGATCTGCCATGAAGAGAATCTTAAGAAATAGATTAGGCAGACTTATCCCCAAGATAAGAAATCATAATGCATCAAATATACTGATAAAACTTGACAGAGATAAACCCTTCATGATACAATCTAACACCAAAAAATATCTAAAAAGTATAAAGATCTATAAAATCTTATCTAGATTTTCTATACCTTCTCTTTCATTCTCTTTCATATTTTATACTCTTTCATATTTTATTCTTTCTTAAATATAGTTCATTAATTCTTTCTTTTTCTTGTTTTATTCTTACTCTCTTTGTTTTGATGATGTTTTATTATACTAATGCATACATGAAATGAATATATGATTTGTTATATGATATTAATGATGATTTGATGATTTTGTTGTATATAATAGTCGAGATTCTATGATATTTTTAAACTAGATTTGAGAGTTATTTTTTTTTTTTTTTTTATTATTATGATGATGAGGAGTCCGTCCGAATCCCATTGTGCCACTTATCAAAGTGTCCACTGTTTGGGGGGGGGCTGGGGGTGGCGTGCTAGGATGGAGGTAGAACCTGTTGTCAGTTACAAAACATTACAGGTTCCCCCCCCTCCGGCCTGGTGTGCTAGGATGGAGGTAGAACCTATGCCCAGTTACAGAATGTTAAAAAAAGGGGGCGTTGCCGCCCCCTGTGGTATCATGCCAGGCGCTTCCAACCCTGATCGCGGTTCTGTGCCCATTCGCTGCGGGCATCCTCCCGCGTCATCATCACCATCTGACTGTCTGCGATAACCAGGACGTGATCACCCATGGGGGTGAAGGTGACGGTCTCACCGAAGTAAGGAGAGTTGGGGTGCTGTTGGATGAAGGTCACGGTGGTGTGGTGTGAACTGCTGTAAGCATAGCACGGATGGGGGCGTTGCCGCCCCCATCGTGTCAGGATCCCGTGATCCAGCGGGCGATCCGCTCACGCTTGCGGAGAGGGATCAGACGCTTGTAAGTGATGAACTGGCGCTGCCCAATCTTGTACTCATAACGCTCCACCATGCCATCTGCTGCCATGCTCTTGAGAAGCAGGGTGACGGTGGTGCGTGCCTCTTTGGGCATCCCCAGCGCCTGATTAACCTCAGAAGCGCGGAGACCGTGGCGGGACTTGTCAGAATCCATAGGCAGGGTGGAGAGCACTGCCCATTGGTAGGTTGCGCCGAATGCCTTGCGATCGGTGATGGAAGTGAACATGTCAGTGGTGTGAACTAAGAGAACAATACAGGCACCAGGGGCACCATGCCACCAGGTTGTGCCAGTGGTCCCACTGTCCACTGTGGCGGTTTTGTGGGTCGGTGGTGGGTGTAGGATATGGGGACAATCGAAAGAGGGCGGGGGTACGCCTGATGATGAAATGGTCGCCACGCCCCCTGCTTAATTTTAATTATTAATCATTGTGACATCTCCCCCCCCCAGCCCCCTGGCGTGCTAGGATGGAGGTAGAACCTGTTGTCAGTTACGGATTGTTAAAAAAAGGGGCGTTATCGCCCCGCGTGTGGTTCAATGGAAGAAGTCGTAGGGCGTGTCAGGCGTCGGATCGTATCCGTCTTTAATCGCCTCTACGGCGCTTGCTGCGCTCCGCTCCTCTTTGTAGCATTTCAGGATCTCATCCAGCGCCCACCCTTCGTCAAGGGTTACAGGCGTATTGTTGAGTGCCTCTACATCATCCCAATACTCACAAAATCCAGCATCCTGCCAGCAGGTTTCTTCATCCAGACCCATAAGGTAGCGGTGATCCGCTGCCTGCTGTGCTTCGTAGTCGCGGAGGGAGGAGTTGTGGAAGTCCATCGGTGGTGTCCCTGTGGTTGACTCTTAAAGTATAAGGGCAGAGCGGGGACCGTTACCGATCCCCTTGTGCATCTTAACCAACTGTCACAATGCTATTTGTTTTCTTCTTTGCCGTGCCGTGAGCAGGGAAAGCAACAACAACTGTGCGGTCGGGATTAGAACAAATGCCGCAAGTTGCACATGTAACATTGTCATGAATTTTAGCAGGGCAAACTACAACTTTGCGACCGTTGGTTGTTGTAAAGAATCGACGGGATTCTTCGGAGTTAATAACAGCAACTGCAGGGATTCCGTGCTCTGTCATAACAGAATCCGCCACATCCACTGATTCACAAGATGCGCTAATAGTGAACCCTTTGCTGTTTGCTTCTTTGATAATTTCAAGGTTGTGATCATTCAAAAGGTGG